AATACAAGATCCTCAAGACGGTTGTTTGCTTGCGTAACAATGTAGTTGATTGTGTCGCGTGCGGTAATGAAACGCCACTGTGTGGTGTTTGTAGAGTGCGAGCGTGCACCGTAGATGCGGACACGACCGTTAATCAAACGCAATGGGTTCACATACGAAGCGTCCATCAGATCTGCTTCTGCACGGCTCACTGGAAGTGCAAGACCTGTAACGAACGTTGCTTCAGAAGCAACACCTGCATAAGCCTTCCAAGGACCAACAGCGTTGTGTGTCTTTGAACGAACAGCGGCTACATAAGCCTCTGCTGGAATATCAACGGTTGCTGAATCAACAGGGATCTGTACCCACGGGTGGTAGAAAGCCATGGATTCATGCAAACTTAGACCTGTGTAACCAGTTGACGCCGAACGGGCTTGAGCAAGCGTTGCGGTGGATGCGAAACCACAAAGAGCGATACGGTTGTATGTCGCAGCATGCGTGCGAAGCGCATCGTAAAGTGCTGTGTCGCTTGAACCAGTGGCGAAACCCGGTGCCGCTACAGCACCCGATCCGAAGTCATCAATGAAGAAGTCCAAAGCAGCAATTGCATCACTCTTTGCAACAGTTCCATCAGCACCGTTTGACGGCGATGTAGCAGCAGCGGTTGCCAACAGTTGTGAAGCAACTGCTGACGCTGTTAGCGAGGCTGTCATATAAAGTGTTGCTGTGGCATCTGCGTTTACTGCTGTGATGCACTCCGTCAGGCTTGTGTAACCAGTTCCTGAGAAAATAGTGTTTCCGTTGTAGGCAACAAGTAGATCAAAAGTCGTTGTGTTGTTCGTTGCGACAAAAGCAAGGCTGTTAGCCCAAGCACCCTTACCACTAGCGGTGAATGTGATTCCAGGACCGCTTGAGGTTGAAGTGGTAAGTGCTTTTGTTCCTACAACACCAGCGGAGGCTGTTACGCGAGCGAAATATGCGCTAACTCCACCTTCTTCAAAGAAGGTTTTCATTGAGTACCAAGAGTACGAACCCGAAACATGACCACCAAACTTGGTTTCAAAATCAGCCAAAGAGGTGATTTCTCGTGCTGCTGTGCTCACTCCTCTTTCGGATGTTCCAACAAGAAAGAATTTCGCTGCTGGAGCGGTTCCAAGATTGGTTGCACCTGTACGAACTGCGGTTGTAATTGTTACGCCGGGCATCTAGCACCCTCCATTTGAGTTGAAGAAATTTCCGTAAAACGAGTATACATTAATTAAACTGTCTCAACAGAAACATCATTATTTGGTTTGGTTGGTTCTTGCACTTCATTTTTATTTTCTGGCTCATCCACAACAGGTTGATCTTCTGTGTCCAAGGACGATTGGCTGTTTACGGATGATGACTTCTTTTTTTTTGAATTTTCGCTAGCCGATTGTGCGGTAGGGCTTTCTTGCCCGCCAACAACAACTAGGAGACCTTCTTTGATTAGTTCAATTACGGCGTCTGTTTCTTCAACCCATGCGCTGGTTTCGCCTTGGAGAAGGTGCCCTTCTTCAGTTACCTCAAGATACCCTTTTGTTGTATTCCAAATTCGCAGAAGACCTGCTTTGCCTTGGATGTCGTAAATTGGTTCCATTAGTTAAAAACCTTCTGTTGTGCTTCGCATGTTGTATTTTTCAATGTTGTAACCAGTTATTGCCGCAATTTGATCTCGGTAAATAACTTCGTTAAGTATTAAATCATACCCTAAATATGCTCCTGCTAATACACGGTCACCCTTTATGAGGGTTAGATCAGAAAACTCTTCCCTGAGTGATGATTCGTCAATGAAAATGTCGGCTTCGGTGTCACTGTCGTACTGTGTCAGACATGGTTTATCCATGAGGGCTGACCGCAGAACCGTTGTCAACCTATCTCGCAACAATGTAACAGCCTCTGAACCTTCAGTTTTAGCCCAAACGTAGGTACGCATGCTGTATGTGACACGGTAAAGAGGGTCGCCCTGCCTACCCTGCATCATTCTTTCAAAAGGAGAAGTAGATATACACACCGTGATAATTGTCGGCCAGTGATCCAAAGCAATCGGCTCATAAGTTAAAAAGAATTCAGGAGTAGGCAATTCATTGGAATCCAAGTTCCAACCTGAACGGTAACGATTGATTCTGCTCGGCAAGTCAGCAGTCAAATATTGGTTTACATAGTATTTAGCCCATTGAGCGCCATGCATTAAATCAGTGACAGGTACAGTCATGAGTCCACCTTACTCAAAAGCCAAATCGCCAGCCCCAACACCCAACTTGCCATCAGCAACATGGCGAGCCGCAAGCAGAGCAACACGCTCAGCAAAACCAGCAGGCTCATAAACAAGTTTTCGTTTAGGCATCTTCGTTGTCCCATATTGATGGAACTTCGCGTATTCAACATCGGTACCAAAGGTTGCTTTTTTTAAGCCAATGGAATTAACTGCACCATTAAGATTTCGCAAAGACTTAAAAAGTTTTCCGCTTCTCACCATGTCTGGTCTGCCGGGAAAATTCGTTGCTTTCCATGCGGCGTACTTGGGACTCAATGGCGACCATCCGCCAACAGGTAAACCATTTTGAGCAAAGTTTTGACCATTCATTAAACCAAGTTCTCTTTTAGCCCACCTAAAAACTGGCTTAAAATCCATGGAACGCTTTTCCATGTCTTTCATTCTTTTGATCGCTGCTTCGGCATCAATTGTGATCTTAATTTTCAGATCGGACGCCATGGTTTAAGAGATCCTATTTCTGCGCCAACGCTTAACAGAATTCAATTCCTTTTCCAAGAATCCTGTTTCCTGAAGCGCCACTTCTCGTGCGCCCAAATCTTTGATACCTACAACGTCATCGTGCATGTTTTGTACTTCACGAGCAGCGGCTCTGAGTATCATAAGTTTGAACATTGGGGTATTACCACCAGTGAGACCAGCGGTGTAAGTAACGGTTATCTTGTCGTTCGCAAAACCAAGATAGAAGTCAATTCCAAATTTTCTTACGGTGTAATCAAAACCCGTTGCAACGACTGTGCCATTTTGGGTAAATGTTCCTGCGGTAAGACCACTTTGAGTTACCGTGAATGTATTGGTTGCAACAGATGTAATAATATTTGATGTGAGGTTCAAAGCAGAAGTGCTTAAGCCGGATACCGTGATGTTTTGCCCAACCGTGAAACCATGGTTGGAAGCCGTATAGGTAACAGTTGAGCCAGAAACTGTTATAGAGGTAATAGAAGCAGACCTTTTAATCGCTTCACCAAGGACACGATTATTCTCGGACATGTTTGTAAGAGTTACGCTTTGCACAGAAATAACTGGTGAATTATTGAAATAAACCGTTGGTGGTGGAGTCCCATAAGTAATAAGACCAACAGGGTCAACATCTGAAGCCTGATAAAAATCATTAAAAATTGTTGAACCCATAGGAAGACCAACATGATCTGATTCAAGGACATAATCTTCTGTGAATGAAGCAACCTCTATTGGTCGGCGAAGATATGTTTCAAGTTCGCTTTGCAAACCATCAATAACAAATTGGGCAGCATCTTCTTGCCTATTAGAAAAACTTATATCCATATAAGTCTTTAGATCAGAAACCGTCACCAAAGCCATCGGCTACCTCCGATTATCGTTGTTGACGACGATTACGGCGTCTCTCAAGAGCGCCAGCGGCTGATCTTGCTACTCGCGCCAATGCTCCACGAATTCCACCACGACGGGTTGCTGAACGAGGAGTCACTGTTCTTGGGTTTCCTGCGTTACGACCTGCACGACCTGCCCCTTGTGCTGTTCTTTTGGCGGCGCGACCACGGCGAGCCGCGTTCCCTGCACCTGCCACCGCACCACGCTGTTGACGACGAGCCGCGTTTAGTTGTGCTTGACGACGACGGTAATAGCGAGCATTTCCGGGAACATTACGACCACCTTGGCGACGACGACGACGTACGAATCGCGCACGGCGAACAACATTTCCACCAGTGTCTACATCTGTGCGGAATTCAACGTCTTCCGTCATTCTTGGTCGTGGCATGAGAGTATCTCCTAAAAAGGGCTACTCGGATTTTACCACATATCCGTAATGGCTAATATTTAGCGATCTGCGTTTGGTGGTCGCTCAATTACTACGGAGCCTTCCGCAACTGGTTTTGCTACCTCAATTGGAACCCACGCACGAGAATATTCGTATTTGCTCCAATTTTTCTTCTTTAATAGACCATCTGACATGAGTAGATCAATTTCGTCGTCGTGCATTAAAAACAGATTAGATAAATCGTTTTCGTCATACCTTTTAGATGCGACTATCCGTTTTACTAATTTGCTTAAACCGTAAGAGTTGACTGAGCCACGAGCCCTGTTGAGACGAATGTGCAAAACCATTGCTTCAATCTCATCAACATCATGAAAGATGACAGGGATCATGCTCCCATGTTTCTTTATGAACTTTTCGTCGTCCAATGAAATCAGGTACCGTTGATAGCCGTCAATTATCATATTGTCTGACAGCCGAACGACCAACGGTTGCATCCACCCATGTTCAAGCATGGAAAGTTTAAGCAACATCTTTTCTGGTCTAAGAATGCTTGTGGAACCCCATTTGGGAATTGTCAGAATTTTGTTCTGAATGACCGTAATTTTCATTCTCACCAACCGCCTTTTCTTTATTCAAATAAAAATATATTTAATAAAAATATTATTTAATAATCCTCGCCAGCCTCAATAGCCTTCAACCGCATGGTATGAGCCCTAGTTTTCGGTCCGACAGGTGTAGGTGTTGACTGGTGGAATTCGTTGAGAAGCAAAGTTCTAATCACATA